TCCAGGATCTCGCGCTCGCGCTGGCTGAGGCGGTAGGCATGGTCCTTCGGGATGCTGACAACCTGGCCGCCCCAGTGCTGTGCCAGGTGATCGACGCAGGCGCAGCTGACGTGCTCGGCGGTGGGCTTCTCGATGCCCAGATCCTCCATGACGGCCAGTAGCTGGTCATGCATGTCGGCGAGCAGCTCGGCGCGGAGCTGTTCCATGGTGGCGTGGCTCATGCGGCGTCTCCTTTCGCGCGCTGGATGGCCTGCGCGATGTGGGCGTCGTGTTGCGGCTGGGTCATGCCGCCGACCGACAGCATGTGGGCGGCGTAGCGGCGGGCCTGGGTGACTGCATCCTCGGCCCGTGCGCCGGACACATCCGGGCGCCGGCCGCTGCGCTTGCGTTCCTCCTCCGCTTTCTCGGCACTGGCGGCGACCTGCTCGGCCAGGCCCCAGACCACGGCGCGCAGGTAGTGGTGGTTGCCGAGCGGCAGGCCGCTTGGCGGGTTGTCGAGCATGTGCTCGATGCCGGCAATCCACAGCGGCAGCGGCGCGCGGCGGCGCTCGCTGGCGCGCTCGTCGCGGCTCACGTCGCCGCGCTGCACCAGCTCGGCCAGCTCCTCGACGATCTTCGCCGCCCGCGCCCAGCGCAGTGTGCGCTTGGCTGGCTTGAACAGGCGCAGGTAGCCGATCACCGGGCGCACCAGGCTGGCGTCCACATCGCGCAGCCGCGCCAGGCAGCGGCGCGCGTCGGCGTCGACCAGGAAGGCCTCGATATCGGCGGCGCAGTAGCAGCTCGGGCAGGTGGCCTGCATCAGCAGCGCACCTCCGGGCTTTCCGTGCACTGCCAGAACGGCGAGCCGGTCAGCCGGAACACCGTGACCACCTCTTCGTGCGGCGCGACCACGAACACCACCTGGTTGGGCGAGACCAGGTAGTAACGCCCGCAGAAGCCGCCCTGGCCGCAGATGTCGCGCTCGCGCCAGGGGATCTGCGCGCGCAGCAGCTTGCGCTGGCGCTTGGACAGCCGCCGCGCCCGGGCGAACTCCTGGGCGAGGTCGAGGTGGGCGAAGCGCTCGGTCCAGCGGCGCTGGGCATGCTCAGTCATCTGCATGGCCTGGCTCCTGCTCGGTGCGCTTGGCGACCACGCGCAGGCCCAGCTCCTTGCAGATGAACTTGAGCTGGTGCGCGTTGCGTCGCCAGGTCGGCGACAGTCCGGGCCAGCGGGCGCGCACCTCGGCATCGGTAAGGCCCAGCTCGCGCAAGTAGCCGTCGATCTCCTCGCCCATGCCGCGCTTGCGCTGCTCGACATGCAGCGCGGAGAGGATCGCCACCAGCTGATCCCGCTTGCGGCACCAGGCGACCTTCGGGATGCCGAACATCCGCTTGGCGATCGCATCGGCGTAGGCCCAGCTGAGCCTCATGTCGGCGAGTTGCGCCTCGATCTTCACCACCTCGCCGGAGAGGCGGTGCATGTTCGACGGGCGGCCTGGATAGGCGCCTTGCTTACGCGGGCCTGGCGCCTTGGCGCCCAGGCGCTGCAGCTCGCGGATCACGGCCTTGCGCTGGTCGATCGACAGGTCCCTTGCGCTGTCGCGCTCCGGGCCGTGCTCGGCCGACACCCGGCGCAACAGTGCGCGATAGGTGTCCTCATCCAACGCGAGCAGCTGACGCGCGATGTGGATCGTCGCGAGGTGGCCCTTGCGCTGGGCGTCCTGCTTTGCGCTGCGGCTCATTGGTGGCCTCCAGAACTGGCGACGCCTCGCGCGGCGCAGATCGCTGCGCGCCAGCGATACGCGGTGGCCCGACGCATGCCGAATTGCTCGATGAGCTGATCGATCGAGGGCGGTGGCCGGTTGGCGGGGTATGCGTCGGCGATTCGCACCGCTGTGAACAGAAAGTGGTGCGCGGTGCTGCGCGGCGGGGCGTGCATGGCCTCGCGGTAGGTATAGGTGGTGCGGCCCATCGCTCAGCCCTCGAACCCGTCGCGGTGGATCACCGTCTCGTCGATCGGCACGGCGCGAATTGTGATCGACGACGGAAAGTAGACCGGCGGCTCGATCAGCAGCTCCGATCCGCGAGGCACCACCATGCGGACACCATCCGGCAGCCGAAGCAGCCCATCGCGCTCCTCAAAGCGCAGCAGGTATGGGATCGGCTCCGATGCGATCTCGGCGAAGGCGCCCAGCCACCATACGAGGAAGGCAACAAGCAGCGCGCCGCGCACCTGGTCGGACACGGTCGGGCGCCTCATGACGCGGCCTCCTGTTTGCTCATGGCCTCCTGCACCTTGGCCAGCACGTTGCCGCCGGCGTAGAGCCCGAACACCCACTTGGTGATGTCCGCGTACACCGCGGCGTCGATGCGGCCGGCCCAGACCAGCACCGGCAGTGCGATCACCAGGAGGAAGGCGGCCAGCGCGAACTTGCGGGAGTGGAAGCGCGTCATCACGACCGCCTCGCTGCGTCGGCGAGCAGCAGCTGCATCGCTTCGGCGCGTGAGAAGCCTTCCGCCTGCAACGCTTCCAGCTTGACCCGGTACATGACTGCGATCTGCTCCACGTTGCACCTGAACATGGGGAGCGATTGCTCCAGCTCGGCGCGCTTGGCCTGGATCAGCTTTGCGGTGCGCTCCGCCGCGTCGGGGTCCAGCGTGCTGCGCATGTCTTCCGCCAAGCCCCTCATGGAACGGGCCAGCCGGGTCAGTTCGACATCGGCGTTTCCACGCCGCGGCTTCACGGCGCCACCTCTTCCAGCTCGGTGGCGAAGGGCACGATCACGAAGTCCTCGCCCTGCTGGATGCGGATGCCGGCGATGCCCTTGACCGCGTCGCGGTCGGCGAGGATGGCCTCCTTGTCGATCTCCTCCTTGGTCCGGATGAAGCGCTGCAGGCCAGCAGCCTTGAGCCGCTCGATCACATCCAGGATCTTGGTCAGCCCCACGGACGGCGGGCGCACTCGCCAGCGGATCTCGCCGTTGGCGAGCTTCACCGTCTTGACCTTGCCATCGCGGGTCAGCTCGATGCGGTTGGCCTCGGCGTAGATGCGCACGCGCTCGGTCAGCTCACGGATCACGCCGGCCGGGATCGCGGCGAACTCCTCGTACTGCGCCTTGATCCGCGCGAGTTCGTCGTTCATCGCCGTCTGCAGCGCCTCGCGCTGGCGCTGCTGGATGCCGATCTGCTCGATCAGCCGGTCGGCCTCCTCGCGGCTGGTGGCAGCTTCGACGGCGGTGGTCTTGATGCGGGCTTTCTTCGCCATGGTGGAGTTCCCTGTTCAGTTGGTGATGCCGGATCGAGGCCTGGACGTACCGGGCCTCATCGGGCCAGTAGTCGTCAGGCGGCATGCGGGGTGGGCTCGCGGGCGCGCTCCTCCCACTCGACCTGGCAGCCGGCCACGCGCGTGGCCATCACCGCGCGGCGCTGCCCGCGCTCGGTGATCCGGGTGCGCACCGCGCCGCGAATGAAGGCCGTTCCGGCGTCGATGCGGATGCGCGGGTTGCGTCCGCCCAGTCGCACCTCCAGCACCGTGGCGCCGGCCGCGTCGAGCCGGAACAGCGCCATCAGCAGGTCGCACACGCCCTGATAGGTGATGGCGTTCGCGGGGTTCAGCGGTACGGCTGTTGTGGCGCGGTCGGTGGGCTGCGGGGTCGAGGAGGCGCTCATGACCGGACCTCCTGAAACCCATTGCCGTCTGCATCGACAAGATCAGCGGAGCTGATGAAGGCGAAGCAATCCTCCTCGCACTCGTCGCACGTGATGGCGATCTCCAGGCGAGCCTTGGCTTCGGGATCCTCCGTGGCCCGGATCACGCCGTTGATGTCGACGATGGCGACGGAGAGGTCAGCGCCGCAGCGCGGACATGGAAAAGCCTTCGAATCGCCCATCTCACACCTCCCGCACGATGTCGGCGCTGACCCGCTCGGCGCCGATGTCCGCAGCGATGCCCATCGCGCGGGCCAGCAGGTTGTGCACAGCCAGCGGATACAGCAGCGACATCGCCCGCTTGCTGGTGGGCGCCAGGCGCGTACGCAGGGCGTCGAGGCCGCTGCCGTCGATCACCCGCGCCAGCGGCACGCCGGCGCGGTCGAAGCGCTTGGCGAGGTAGGCCTCCAGGTGCGTGTCCAGCGGCGCGATGGTGACCACCTCGATCCGCTGCACCACCTCGCGGACTTCCGGGTCCTGCTCGGCCAGCTTGGTGGCCAGCTCGGGCTGCCCCAGCAGGATGATGCTGATCAGCGGGCGCAGGCCGTCCTTAAGTTCGAGGTAGCGCTTCAGGTGGCGCAGCGTGGCGCGCGGCAGGGCGTGGGCCTCTTCGATCACCAGCACGTGGCGCATGCCGTTGCGCCCGCTTTCGCGCAGCGACTGGTGCAGTTGGCGGAAGCGTGCCTCGGGGCTGCTCTTGGTCTTCGCCAGGGGCGCGACCTCGGCCATGATCGCCTCGGCGATGTGCTGGCTGCGCAAGGTCTTGCCGACCGTGTCGCTGCTCTCCATGGCCAGCACGTAGGGCTGGATGACGATGACGTTGCGCGACTCGCGCTGCAGGCGATCGATCAGCTCCTCGCGCAGCGTGGACTTGCCGGCGCCGCTCTCGCCGATGACGGCGAGGAAGCCGCCGTGCAGTGCGGCATCGAGCATGGCCTCGCGGATGTAGCGAATGTCGGCGCTGGCGGTGAACACCTCCTCGATCTCGCGAGGCTCGGCGAAGGGATCTGCGCTCAGACCGAAGTGCTGGCGCACGGCGTGCGGAACGGTGTGTTTGCGGAGTAGCATGTCGGTGGTTTCCTCGGCATTCGGAGTAGCAGGGGAGCCTGGCCTCGGTGCGCTGCTACGCGCCGAGGCCTTCTTGAACAGCCCGTCGGTCGGCTCGATGCCGCGGGCTTCCAGAAAGGTCTTGATCTGATCGCGCACCGCGCGGCGGTCGCGCGCCGGCCACTGGCCGCGGTTGCAGAGCAGGCTTACTGCGCTGCGCGAGACGCCGACATGCGCCGCCAGCTCCTTGAGCGTGATGTTGTGCTCGTCGAGCACAGCGCGAAGGGCCAGCGCCGTCATTGCGCGATCCTCAGCACGTTGCGCGCCCGCAGCTGCTGCGCGACCTCGGCGGCCTGCTCCTCGGCCGCACCCTGCGGCCAGCGGCGGCACAGCTCGGCGTACAGCGCCGGCGTCCAGGTGCCGCCCTCGGCCTCGAACAGCGGCTTGACCAGGCGCGCCAGCTCCACATGTCCGAGCAAACGCGGGGTGTAAGCCGGGCGGATCGGTGGCGCTGAGGGCGTCAGTTCGACCACGGCGGGCGCGTCAACTTGTGCCGCTGAGCCACGGCGCGGCAGGTAGCTGGGCGTGGGCGTGTCGGTGACCGGCTTGTAGGGATCGATGCGCCCGCCAAACGGCAACGCCTTGGCCTTGCGCTTGGCTGCGGCCTCATCGTCGGTGGCCGCCTCCATCGCCACGCGCTCGACGGCAGCGCGCTCGATGTCGGCCCGCGTGCTGGGCGCGCTGCGGTACTGGCCCATGGTGACAGCGCCCTCGAAGCCCCAGGCATCGCGCTCCACCAGCGGCGCGGCAAAGAAGGTCTCGCGGCCGGAATCGTCGTGCCCGAGGATGTGAACCGAGTCCGCGGACCATGCATTGCGCGCGACCAGCAGTTTCTGGCCGACGCCC